TGATGGATAAGCAGTTCTTCAAGGGTCTCCTACCCTTGGTCAATGACAAGGATCAGTACGCCTCTCTGAAGGACTACGCCAATGCACGTATCTGGCATTACCACGGGCTTCTGGAAACCACTAAGGACCACCACCGTATGTTGGAAATTCAAGGTGCTATCGCTGAATTAAAGCGGATTGAAACTCTTCGGGATGAAGTAATTAAGGGAGCCGAATAATGGGTTTATTCGAGAGCATATTTGGCGGCGATGAGGTCTCCAAAGAGACTGAGACTATGTTTGGCTTTACCGAAGAAGGTGCATCACAGGAAGCAGAAAATCTTGCAGTAGACGTTCCAGAGATTACTTGGAAAGACGTAGGCAACGTAGCCTTAGACTTTACCCCCATCATAGGAGACATCAAGGGCGGCTATGAGACCGTTCAGATGATTGGTGAGGAGCTAGAGCAGGAAAACCCTAACTACTATCTGATAGGCGCTATGGGCGGTCTAGGGGCAGTCGGCACTGTATTGGGGTTAATTCCGGGGGCTGGTGACGCCGCACAGAAAGCTATCATGCGTGGCGCTGAAATGATGGCTGAGAAAGCCAACAAAGTTGTGGACGCTATGCCTGAATATGACCCCAACACGGTAGGGTCTATGGGCGGCAATTTATTTGCTGGTAGAAAACCAACCGTCGAAGATTTAGACCCTGTACGTCAGACGGGTAGCTCTAAAGGATTTTATAAAAATAAAGCTCCTAACTATGTTCCAGATATTGAAGCTCAAACCACGGATCAAGGTATACTTATACCAGAGCGTTCCGTTACAATTGATGAGCTTCAAGCAGAAGATACAGAGTTAATTCCCCTTATAGCAGATAGAACCGCAGCGGGAAAAACTCTAACAGGTCTTAAAGGAGGAGATAAAGATTACACCTTTTCCAATCCCGTAGACTTACAGGGCGGTAGAGGATTTATGCGCTATCCTGACACCGGTGCGTTTGCTTCTATGGAAAGTGTCATGGGTCCACAATCTGAACGTGCAGAAGAGATTGCAAAGAGAGGTAATAAACCTAAAGGCATTCATATGGGTATGAGTCCTGAAGGTGGAGACTTCAGCGTAATGATGAGCGACACTGTCATGGAAATGATGAACCAATCAGACATTGCGGCTAGAGATATAAATAAATTAGATAGCTGGATTAGAGAGAATGTAGATAGAGATTTTCCGGGGCTGCGTGACCCTGCGGCTAAAGATTATTTAGCTACCCAAGTACCCGGAACTCGCAGACAACTTATTTGGAAAGAATTAGACAAAGCGCCTTATGTTGAGGCAGGATTTCCTACTATGGGAGATGCCCGTGTTTCAATTACGGACCCAAGGCTTCTTACCACGCCAAACCTTGAAGGAACCTCTGTAGCCAACTTTGATGATAGAGGTCAGCTTATAACGGGTCCAGTGCGTAATAATAAGTCTTATAATAGCCAGATAGGGCCAACAGGAGAAGCCGGTTATCGGGGAGAGCTTGAAGCAGTTCCTTATCAGATATTAATGCGAGATTTTTTTGAAGCCCGTAGAGCCGCAAACACTAGCGCAGGTAATGACCAGAGATCACTTCAAATGGGAGCAGTGACTTCCAAAGTAGACGATCAGATGGTTGAAGAGGTTAATCAATATTTAAGCCTTATGGAGCAAGCTGAAAGGGATGCGTATTTAAGAAACCTGTCAGAGCAACGTCAAGAAAGAAAAACCTACAGCATTGGTGAACAAATGGACGGGGTGCTTCCTCTAGAGATTGGTGTAAATCCAGAAGCTGCTAACGGGGCATTCTTGAAGCCCTACACAAGTGAGGATGTTCAGATGTTGGAGCAACTCGCGGAAGGTGCTACTGCGGGTACACGCAAAGCAGATGCGCTAATAAATAGCCCAGTAAAAGCGGGTACTAAAGTAGGAATACGTCTTAACTTAAACTCCAACATACCGGATGCTCCGCAGGGTATGAATAAATTACAGACCCTACATAATAAAAATTATAATGGCACGGCGCTATCTTATCTACCTACTGCTACCGTTGAGAATGTTACATTTAATGTAAGCCAGTCGGGTAGAGCGGGAATTGCAGCTAAAAAATACGCCCCAGATACTCCAGAAGCTAAAAATAAATTCCCCGCGATGTCTGTAGATGGAAATTACGTTCCAGACAGAAATGTTCTTAATGAAATGGACGATACCGTAGTACAAATAGGAACTAATCCTATGAACTTACACCTATTTGTAGATATGGCTACAGGACAGGCAGTAGAGAGCGCAGAGATAGCTACCGTTATTGGGGATAGAGCTTTTGCTAAAGGAGTGACGTATATGAAAAAAGCTAATGCCCCAAAGCCTAAAGCTGCTTCTGACGGTACAGAACTTCCAAGCGAAGTTAGATATAAGTTTAACAGAGGTGGCTTGGTTACGGCTCTACACTAAGATCGTAATCATAAAACCTTTTCTTACCTGTGGCGTTAGTTCCCAGCGCATTATCAAGCATTTTGCTGAGTAATTCTATGTGCAACTCGGACTTAGCTGGAATATCAGAGTTTTTTGGTAAGGCGTATTTAACAGCCTTGTAGATTTCATCCAGTAGACGCTCTTTGTTTTCTAAATCAATTACATCACTCATAGCACCTAGCTATTACATTTACTAACCGCTTGCAAGGAAATTTTATGAGCGAACAAGCTGAATACGAAAAGTACTTAGGTGACCTTTTTGAGATGGAGCAGAAGTACTTACGAGAACGCTACCCCGAAGACTTTGAGGAACAGGACCGGCTGGATGCCTTAGAGGACGCTAGAGATGAAGACGGCAACGTAACCTTTAGAGATGTTGCGAAGCTAGGTCTCATGGGCGTGATGCTAGGCGGTCAGAAGCTAGGATTCAACATGGGTCCGGTCTGGGAGTCGATTAAGGGCAAGGGCTTTGCACTAGGCGGCTTAGCTACCGCCACTAAAGGAATTACCACACAAGAGGGAAAAGACATGGCAGCTAAGAAATTTCAAAGGGATGACGCTAAGGCAGACACCAACGAAGACGGCGAACTATCTACCCGTGAGAAGGAAGTGGCCGAAGCTGTACAGAAAAACGAACTGGTAGAGATGTACCACGGCGGCATGGCTTGTGGTTGCGAAGGAGACTGTGACGGCTCTTGTGGCGGTATGATGGACGGCATCATGGGCTATGACGAAGTCTCTGGTAATCCTATTCCTATTGGCTCTCACGCAGAGAATGTACGAGATGATATAGATGCCAAGCTGAGTACAGACGAATACGTCTTACCGGCTCACGTAGTTAAGTGGCACGGGCTGAAACACATTCAGATGATGCAGTCCGAAGCAGAGATGGGTCTGATGTCTATGCAGATGTCTGGACTAATCCAACACGCAGAAATGTCTGAAGCTGAAGTAGTGGAAGACGAAGAAATCGATGAATCCGAAGAGGATATCGATATTGAGGTAGCTACCGTTGAGGTGGATGACCTTCTTGATGACGAAGAGGCCTACGAAAAGGAAGCCTCCTCAACATCTAAACTCCCCGGAATGCTGAAAAAACAGAAATATGCATTCGCAATTTAATCTGGATACCCGAATATTATCGGACCCATAAGGAAACATTATGCAGAAGCAAAAGTATAGTCGCACACCTGAAGCGGAAGATGAATTAACATACAGCCAAGAGATGGCACAACAGCAACCTACTGAGCAATTGAATGCTGAAGAGGAAAGCTACAAGAAACGCTATCAGGACATACAACGTCATATTCAGACGGTGCGTGATCAGAAGGATCAAGAATTAGCCGCAGTTAAAAAGCAGCTAGATGATGCCACCCGTAAGCAGATACGCTTCCCTAAGACTGATGCGGAAGTAGAGGCATGGTCTAACCGCTACCCAGATGTCGCTAAGATAGTCGATACCATTGCTCGTAAGCGAGCTAACGAGGCCTTACAGCAAGGTGAGCAGCGTCTTAAAAAGGTAGAGAACTTTGAGAAGTCTCTCCACCGCCAGACCGCAGAGCAACAGCTTATGCAATTACACCCTGACTTTGCTCAGATCCGGTCTGATCCTAAGTTCCATGAGTGGGTGGCTCTACAGCCGTCTGCCATGCAGGACAGTGTATATAAGAATAATACTGACGCTACTTGGGCCTCCCGTACAATTGATTTGTACAAGGCCGATACAGGTAAGCGGCGGTCTTCTAAGTCGGCTGCTCAGGCTGTTGGACGTACATCGTCCTCTGCACCAGCTACAGGCGGTAAAGCCACCTTCTCAGAAAGCATGGTACAGGCAATGTCTGACCGCGAGTACGAGGCTAATGAAGAAGCTATCAATGCCTCTATCTCCTCTGGAACATTCGCATACGACATTTCTGGCGCTGCCAGATAAAAAAAGCCGTAGGCTTGGGTTGACAACTAAGCCACTTAACTATAGCCTACGGCTGCGCCCTTGAGGGTGCAGTACCATAGTAATTAACTATTGTAATAACTACGTCAATGTGTTATAATGAAACCATTGATTTCATAGATGTAGGCCACTCTTAGAGAGTATACCCCGCATCTCCCTCCCAGATAATAGATACAAAGTCTACCAGTGCGTTAGACCCGCTATTAGCGATACTCTAATCAAGCTGACACTGTTGTTTAATTGTCTGATCTAGCTGCTTCTAGAATTATTTAATCATTTTATTAATCACACAATTACGTGTGCCTAGAAGTTTATTTTAAGCCATTTCATACAAGGATTTTAAAGCAATGGCATTTCCAAAGGCATCAGGTTATTCTAACCTCAATTCGGGCAATTTCAGCCCAGTAATCTACTCGAAAAAGGTCCAGAAGGCTCTGAGGAAGGCGTCTGTAGTAGAGTCAGTAACTAACACTGACTACGCTGGAGAAATCGCTAACTTCGGTGACTCTGTAAAAATCATTAAAGAACCAGATATCACTATCACTACATATGAACGTGGTACGACACTGGCTACTCAGGATCTTACAGACGTTGACTTCACTATGGTTGTTGATCAGGCCAACTACTTCCAGTTCGCTATCGACGATATTGAAGAGGCGCACTCGCATGTTTCATTCGGTGATCTTGCAAGTGACCGTGCTGGATACAAACTGCGTGATACATTTGATGCAGAAGTACTTGGCTACCTATCAGGTTGGAAGACACCATCCTCATGGGCGCGGCGTTCAGCATCTGGCGATATCAACGGTACTAAAGCAGATACCAACGCTGGTAATGACGAAATGTTGGCAGCTAACAAGCTGGACATCACAACATTCGGTGGTAGCGATCTTGGTGTAGACGGTGAAGTTACATCTATCCCAATTGCTGTTGGCGGTGGTGCTGGTGGTATCACTTCTCCATTGGCAATCCTAAACCGTATTGCACGGCAGATGGATCAGGCTAACGTAGACACAGATGGACGCTGGGTAGTAATCGATCCGGTATTCGCTGAAGTGTTAATGGACGAGTCTAGTAAGCTTATTAACGCTGACTTCGGTGGCGGTGATGAGTTGCGTAACGGACGCTTGCCCGGAACGCTTCGTGGGTTCTCAATCTACAAGTCTAACAACCTTCCATACTTAGGTACTGGTGCTGGAACAGCCGCTTCTGCGGGTTCTGAAACCAACTTCGGTGTGATGGTTGCTGGTCACGCATCTGCGGTAGCTACGGCTCAACAGATTGCTAAGACTGAGACTTTCCGTTCGCCTACTACCTTTGCAGACATCGTGCGCGGCATGAGTCTCTATGGGCGCAAGATTCTTCGCCCAGAAGCGTTGTTCACAGCGAACTACAACCTCGCATAAGACTACTGAGGGGCTGGTCATATACTGGCCCCTCACTCCATTGAGGGTGTTTCATGCCAACTACTTATATTGATCTATGTAACCAGACTCTTCGCCGCTTAAATGAGGTGGAGATTGCTGAGGCCGACTTCGGGTCGGTACGTGGCGTTCAGGCGCTTGTTAAGGATGCGGTTAAAGCTGCGGTTGCAAAAATCAATCAGGCTGAGTTTGGTTGGCCTTTTAATGCGGCAGAGCATACTCAGACATTAGTAGTGGGTCAGGAAGAATACACTTGGCCGCAATACTACAAAGTAGCTGACTGGAACAGCTTCCAAATTCAAGAAGATAGTAGCCTTGGCTCTAGCTTTAAAGCGCTAAAGGTAATCGATACTGATGAGTGGTATTCTTCTTATCGGGATGATGATTATGCCGCTGGATCTTCAGGACGCAACATTCCTGACTTCGTCTTTCAGGGTCACGGTAACGGCTATGGGGTTAGTCCATCACCCAACAAAGCATACACTCTAAAATTCCGATACTTTATGAATTATTCTGATATCACAAATGCAACTGATGTCACCCGTATACCAGAGAGCTACGACACCGTTTTAATCGACGGTGCGCTTTACCACATGAATATGTTTAAGGACAATCTGGAGGCTGCTCAGGCTGCGTTTGCAGCCTTTGAGAAGGGGATTAAAGACCTACAGACCCTCTACATAAATAACGAAATATATATACGCGATACGCGGATTAGATATTAATGCCAGATCAAATACAGTCCTTTAAATTAGTCTGTAGCGGCGGTCTAAATAGTAACGAAAATCACTTAGACTTATCGGACAACAGTCCGGGCGCTGCTACCAGATTAGTTAACTACGAGCCGTCATTGTTTGGCGGCTATAGACGTATTGAAGGCTATGATGATTACGACAGCGACTATGGCGAGGTAACTGTAGCCGGTCAGACAACAGGTCAGGGTAAAGTACTTGGCCTAGCAATTTTCAAAGATGATGTAACTAATTCCACTAAGATTATTGCAGCACGGCAAGATGCTGGCGGTACAGACTATAGCTTTTATTACTACACTGCTTACATTGGCTGGCGTAAGTTTACTCTAGATCATTCCGTCACCAGACCCATGACCCTCAACGGGCTTACGGTAAGCAAACTACGTCACGCCGTATTTAACTTTGGTACAGGCAATCATATTATATTTGCTGACGGAGTTAATCCTGCCATTGTATTTAATGGTGCAAATTGGAAAGAGATTAAGTCTTCACATGCGGGTGGGTATGACGCAGCTAACAATACGGCTGGTGGAGATCAGGCACTTAATGCTCCTGCGCTTGTAGACGTATTTGAGAACCATGTGTTCCTATCAGGGCATGAAGCTACTAGAGCGGCTGTAGCCCATAGCGCACCTAATGATGCTTATACATGGACTGTAGCGGCTGGCGGCGGCCAGATAGCGGCTGGCTTTGATGTTGTTCAAATCAAACCGTTTCGTGATGACTTATTC